AAAAGTAATGATGAGTGTTAATATGCATAAAATTATTTTAATTACTTTGTGTAGTTGTATTTCGGCTTGTTCTCTTATTGGACACAAAGATTGTTTGGTTGTAGAAAAACCAAATTTAAATCTGAAGGATCCACCCACTCTTAATTTAAATTCAGTTAAGTTTAAAGTTTTGCACCGAGATAATGTTCAGGAGTATTTTAACTCTTCGTCAGAAAGCCAAAATAAATCTGTGTTTTTTGCACTAACTGAATCCGATTATAAAAATCTTTCGATAAATATCGAAAAGATTAAGTCATATATAAAAACACAAAAAAAGATTATTCAACTGTATAGGAATTATTATGAAGGAAACCAAAGCATCAAAGACAACAAAATCCAAAACAACCAAAAATACTAAGAAAGTATCCGAAGAGGTTGTAGCTGTCACTCCAGATCCTGTTGTGTCTGATGTGCAATCGCAATCAGTTTCCACTCCAGCAAATCTTGGAAAAAGACTTATGCCTCCTAATCTTATTGCGGAGTTGGATTCCATTTTAGAAAGATTGACTAGGCTGGAAAATTTATTGCTAAAATAAAAATTTTACTCTTGTGATTCATTGTAACATTTGCTAAAATGCATACATGATTTACATAGACTTAAAATACATTTCAATAGTTGGATCTCAACTAAGAAACTTTAAAAAGAAAAAGGATGGGTTATATAACTGCTCCTGTCCAGTATGTGGAGATAGCGACAAGAAAAAGACCAAAGCACGAGGATACTTTTATCAAAAAAGTGATTCCATGTTTTATAAATGCCATAATTGTGGCGTTGGATTAGGGATTGGAAATTTTCTAAGAGTAAACTTTCCATCATATTATAATTCCTATATTGTTGAGAAATATAAAACTGATCCCAATGACTTTTTTAATAAAAAATCCAAAAATTCTGAAGTAACTGTTGAGAAGCAATCGCAAACCACATCTTTGGAAAATAATGTAAATTCCAATAATTGGCAGAAGTTGTCTGATATGCCAGATACTCATTATGCCAAGGCCTATGCTTTAAACAGAAACATACCTAAAAATTTGTTTGAGTATATATTTTTTACCGAAGAGTTTGATAAACTGGTAAATGATTTATTTCCTGGTAGATATCCTAATTTAGCTCCCAAAGACAATAGACTTGTTATACCATTTTATTCATCCAAGAAAGAGCTTATTGGATTGCAAGGGAGATCATTTACGGCTGATAAGAAATTGCGTTATATAACAATACGAAAAGATGAATCTGTTAAATTGATATATGGATTGGACAGATTTAACTCATCTAATTCTGGCTATGTTGTAGAAGGGCCTATAGACAGCATGTTTTTACCAAATTGTTTGGCTGCGTCTAATTCCGATTTAGAATCTGTACTGAAACACACTAATACAAATTTAACTTTAATTTTTGACAATGAGCCTAGAAATAAAGAAATTGTGACTCTAATGAATAAAGCGATTTTAAATAGCAATAGTGTTTGCATTTGGCCCAAATCTATAGCCCAAAAAGATATAAATGACATGATTCTTTCTGGATTATCTTCGGATAATTTGATTCAAATAATAAAAGATAGAACTTTTTCTGGATTAAAAGCTCAACTGGAATTTAATTCTTGGAAAAAGGTATAAGATAATCTCCGCAACATATATATTAAATATGTGTAGGAGATTAACTATGCTAAAACAAATTTTGTTGTTTATTTGTACTTTAATATCTATAAATTGCTATGCTCAATCCACAAAACTAGAAAATGTTGGATATGCAGCATTTAATCTAACGTCAAATAATTTTAATTGTGCCGGATTAAAATCTTCATTCAGAGGGCTGAATGAAATTCACATTTCATTTTTATATAACACATTTGGCAATAATTTTTCTTGTTTAAAATCTTTTTTGGAAGATCCCAAATTAAAAACTCTTCAGATTCATTTAATAAATGAACCCGGGCATAGAAATAAAAGACTACAAAACTATGAGTTTTTATATGATGAAGGAAGTCCAAAAGACTATGACGAAAAAATATCAAGAGCAGATTTGACTATTAAACAAAAGTATTTTAATTATTTAACTCCTTTGGTTAATATTTTAAATCAATCAATTAGGGCTGATGTTGAGCTTTTGATAAGCCCTGGTTTAGAAAGTAATTTAACTGACAAGTCTGGTAAAATATTAATTGAGTGGACCAGAGAAGTTTTTCCTTCAGCTAGAATAGTATGGAATCCATTAAAAAGCTCGTCAACTAGCTTATCAGTATCCACAGGAGATTTATTAGAGCAGCATGGATTATTCCCAATACTAAAAGCTCCTTGCATATTCAATTTGGATGGATCAGATATATCATATCCAAATAGACCAGCATTAGGCGAGCCGCAATATAAAGAGGGTCAAAGTAAAAATTGGATTCAGAGTGGATATCCAATGTTTCAGTTACACGAAGAAATGGCAAACAGATGTGAATATGTTTTTGTTTGGTCGGCTGAAAGCAATGGTTTGGATTATAGAAAACCTGCGTTTGTTGATCCAAGAAAACGAAACAATAGAATACCAAATAAAGTGTATAAAACTATTTTTTCAGATATTAAAAATTTACATCGAAGAGGTTTAGTGTATCCAAAAGAATACGATTATACACCCGAAGATCAAAGCATGGCATCTTCATGCAATCAAATTAAAACCAATTTTGTTGATGGATTTAAACGTGGTAATTTATTAAAGCAATCCGAGTTTAGAAATCGTGGTGCAGTTCTTATTTTGTCCAAAGAATTTTCTTCTATTAGTTCAGCCAAGCTCTATAAAGGTAAAACAGTTGTGGATACCTTTACAAAAAATGGGCGATATAAAGACGGCAGAGTTTTGTTTAGAAGTAACAAATCTCCAACAAAATATCCACTAAACACATATTTAATTTTAGAAAAAAATAATTCTAAAATATGCTATAAAATCCCTAATCCGAGAATTAGATTAGACTAAATTATCTATCAGTTATTGTTGCAATAATTTTTGCTTTATAATAAACTTTTAGCCTAAACAATATGTGCAACAAAGTAGATAGTTTCTATTTTGCTGTTTTTTGATATTTTCACATAAAAAATTCTCATTTACACATTTTAATTGGAGGAACCAAATGTCAATTTTTGATAAACGGGTGCAATTCAAACCATTTGAATACCCTGAAGTTGTTGCATATAAAAACGCAATAAATCATAGCTATTGGCTAGTGAGTGAATGGAATTTTTTTAGTGATATACAAGATTTTAAAGTGAAATTGACAGACGTTGAGCGAAATGCTATAAAGAATACTCTTCTTGCTATTTCTCAGATTGAAGTTTCGGTTAAGAGGTTCTGGACAACCCTCGGGCAAAAATTTCCAAAGCCCGAATTTGAGCAAGTTGGCGTAACCTTTGGCGAATCTGAAGTTAGACATGCGGATGCATATTCACATCTTCTTGAAGTTCTTGGACTCAATACTGACTTTGCTTTGATTCTTCAGAATCCAGCTATTCAAGGTAGAGTTGAGTATCTTACTAAGTATCTAAAAAATGCCTCGGATACAAATGCTCAGAATTATACATTAACTTTGGCGCTGTTTGCAATTTTTATCGAGAATGTAAGTTTGTTTTCGCAGTTTGCAATTATTAAGTCATTTAATAAACACAAAAACCTGCTTAAAGATATTGATAATGTGGTTCAAGCCACTCAAAAAGAAGAATTAATTCATGCGATGCTTGGAACTTATTTAATTAAAAAAATTAAATCTGAGTTTCCTGAGTGGTTCGATGAGCACTTTTATGAGAAGATATATAGAGCAGCTAAAAAGGCATATGAAGCTGAAGCCAAAATTATAGATTGGATATTTGAAGCCGGTGAATTAGAGTTTTGCAAAGTAGATGTTCTGAAAGAGTTTATCAAAGACCGATTCAATAAAAGCATTGTAGATATTGAAGGTGAGCCAGTATTTGAGATAGATAGAGAAAAATTATCCTCTCTGGAATGGTTTAAAGAAGAGATGTATTCTCAGGTAAACAATGATTTCTTCTATAAAAAGCCAGTATCGTACAGCAAAAAGGTTCAGTCTATTACATCCGAGGATTTATTTTAATATGGAAAATTCAGAGAATAAGTATAGGTGGTTAAATAAGAATTCACTACAGTTTCTACAGGGAGATTACCTTCTTCCGGGTCAAACTTTAGATGAAAGAGTTGATGTGATTTGTGATACAATCGATAAGATTCTTGGCGAAAAGAACATCTCAATTAAAACCAAGTTAAAAGATTATATACAACGTGGGTGGTATTCTCTTTCTACGCCAATTTGGGCAAACTTTGGCACAGATAGAGGACTGCCTATTAGCTGCTACGGCAGTAATATGAATGATTCTATGGATTCCATTCTTATGGCACATGCTGAGGTTGGCATGATGACAAAATTAGGCGGTGGCACCTCGGCATATTTTGGACATTTAAGAGGTCGCGGAGCTCCAATAAATCAAAGTGGTGTTAGCTCAGGTGCGGTTCATTTCATGAAATTGTTTGACACTCAAATGAACATCATTTCGCAGGGTAAGGTTAGACGTGGAAACTTTGCAGCATATCTGCCAATAGACCATCCAGATATTCTTGAGTTTTTAACTATTCGTCATGAGGGCTCATTTATTCAGGATATATCATTTGGTGTTTGTGTTCCTGATTATTGGCTTCAAGAGATGATCGACGGGTGCAAAGATAAGAGAAAGGTGTGGGCAAAAGTTCTTGAAACTAGAGCTAATGTTGGATATCCATATATATTTTTTACAGATAATGCCAACAACGGAGCTCCTGATGTTTACAAAGATAAGGAATTCAAAATTAATCACACAAATTTGTGTTCTGAAATTATGCTTCCAAATAATGAGCATGAGTCTTTTGTGTGCAATTTGGCTAGTATGAATATAATGCACTACGACGAGTGGAAGGATACCGATGCGGTGGAGGTTTTAATATATCTTCTTGATGGTGTAATGACTGAATTTATTCAGAAGGCTGAAAAAATTCCATTTATGCATAGAGCAGTGGAGTTTGCTAGAAATCACAGAGCTTTAGGGCTGGGTTGGCTTGGTTGGCATAGTTTTCTGCAAAGTAAGATGGTAGCTTTTGAATCTATGGAAGCCAAATTGTTAAATGTTGAAGTGGCTAAATTAATTCAGGAGAAAGCTCTCAAGGCGTCTAAAGAACTAGCCAAGCTATTTGGTACTCCAAAGCATCTTGAAGGATATGATCGCAGAAACACTACGCTTACTGCTATTGCTCCAACAAAAAGTTCTGCGTTTATTCTTGGACAAGTTTCCGAAGGTACAGAACCACATAGAGCAAATTACTACATTAAAGATTTGGCAAAGGGTAAGTTTTCTATTAAGAATCCTCAACTTAAAATTGTATTGAAGAAATATGGCAAAGATACAAAAGAAGTCTGGGAAAATATTCTTATGAATAGAGGAAGTGTGCAGCAACTTGAATTCTTAACTCAAGATGAAAAGGATGTGTTTAAAACATTTGAAGAAATTTCTCCTAAGGAAGTTTTAATACAAGCATCACAGCGTCAGAAGTATATCGACCAAGGACAATCTTTAAATTTAATGATTCATCCAAAGACTCCGACCAAAGATGTAAATCAATTATTTCTTGAGGCTTGGAAAATGAAAATCAAGGCTTTGTACTATCAAATAAGTGTAAATGCAGCTCAGGAATTAAGTCAATCAATTTTACAATGCAAAAGCTGTGAATCTTAATCTGCTATATAATACATGAAGAAGAAGCCTCAAAATTGCATATGTCACGAATGTGAAGTGGAGTTTACTATAAAGATTTCCAGCAAAATTGGACAAAAATTGGTTCCTGAAATTTGTCCATTTTGCGGGGACTCTTTGGATATTCAGGAAGAAAGACCATTATTAAAAAACTTTGATGATTATGATGAGTTTGATGAAGAAAGATATTATGAAGAAGATGAGATAGAAGATGATTAATTATGCGGTTGGAATAGATTATTCTATGACCTGCCCTAGCATTTGTGTTCACAATGGTCTTAAAAATTGGTCTTTATCCAACTGTAAATTTTATTTTTTAACAAATAAAAAAAGTTGCATAATAAACAACCAAATTTTCAATTCAGATTTTCACTTGGACTTTTCCACACAAGAAGAACGATTTAATAATATATCCGATTGGGCTATATCTGTTATTCCAAAATACTCCATAGTTGGATTAGAAGATTATGCATTTGCAGCCACAGGTGTGGTGTTCAATATTGGAGAGTGTACTGGATTACTAAAGCATAAGTTGTGGAAAAACAATTATAATTTTAAAACTTATGCACCAAGTCA